CGTGATTCCCCAACCGTCCCTACTAATAGGGGCGGTGCCACCCGGGCTTGATGCTAACGGCCTCGGGACGTCCTTGACGTTCCAGATGGTCTGGATCCTGCGAGGGGAGGAATCCCCTTTTAAACAGGAACTTCAGCAGAGCGCCCTCACCAGTGATTGGAGATTCTGGCGTAACAGAGCGTTGCTTGTACCCCCGAACAAGGGGCACATGCAAATTGGGATCAGCCCAGTCAATTCCGTGAGGAAAAGACACAGACTGACGACCCAACACTGCCGCCGTCGGCTCAACGATCGGAAAGCTTCCTCTAAACAAGGAAGAAATCCGCTCATCGAGCTTCGCCACCGTGCGCCAGTAACCAGCAGAGTATAGCTGATTACGAAGACTCACGAGACTGACGACTTGTTTAACGTCAGAGAGTGATCGCGGCAAGTCCTGACGACAACGAATGGGAGTTACCCACTCACCATCGTAGTAGTCACCACCGCAAGACTCCCGGAATTTGCCATTCCAGAAGCTCTTGTCCATGTTCACAACCAACCCGAAGGAATGGAGGAACTGAACCACTCTTGGCACATATTCTACGGGGACAATGATATCATCTCCGTAGACGCGCACCTGCCCAATCAGCTGTTTTATCAACTGACGGGTTGGTAGTTCTCCCCTCTCGTAACTAACCGCCGCGACAATGATGGTAGTAAACACCATTGCCTCGATCGGAAAGCAGAGAGCTGAGCCCATAGACGCGAACTTAGCCAAGGGAATTACCCCATGACCAGGCACGTCGGCCTTTGTGGATCTCGTAGCCTGAACAGCCGCAGATAACTGCGGAAATCCAGACAGGAGCTCCACTACATGCCGATTCAAGACTCGGTCACTTGCTTCGCTCAAATCGAGCGTAGCCAGGCAGCCATTGATGCTGCCACTCAAGGCGAGGAGCCGATTTGGCTCCTGTTCCTTGAAACCGATCAACCATCTTCCGAGGTCACAGAGCTCTCGTCCGCCGGATGGCGGGATTGGGAGTCTGTGCTCCAACGCATCGACAAACTGATGCGCCAGGGCTTGCTGACAGTATTGCATACTGGCAGGTTCCTCGGCGATGATGCGGGGCGTCTTGAGCGTTTTAGGAACAGGCACGACCTTCACAGGTCGCTCCTGCCCAGGCTCGAGAAACTTGACACGGTCCAGCTGGTAGTAACTGCGCCAGCTTGGGAGAGCGTAATCTCCGTAAGGAAATTCGCTGTCCAAACGAGAGGGCCACTCACTGATAGAAAACTTCGCGTTTCCGCGAATCCTGTCAGCGGTAGCCCCCGGACCGTTCCTGGGGACAAGCAGGAACCGACTGGATGGATCGACGATTTCGCAATCGCCGACCTGTCGATCGGATCCCCCGAGTCGGAATGACTCGGGTAACAGATGCAAGAATGCATCTGCTGCTTGCCGCTCACGAGCAGCAAACATCCCTGTTCTTTCTTGGCTTGCGCCAAGAGAACCAGAGACATGCCAATCGCGAGCGAGCTGATGAGTGCCGAGAACAGAGTTCTCGACATGAGAAAATACATCAGCCCAGAGGAGAGTCGACGCTTTTCGGAAGTGGGGAAGAAATTCCTCAAAGCTACTCGTGTCGATCTCTTCAAGTTCTTCCTCGATCTCAACGTACCGTCGCATGGCGCGAGATATCCGTGCATCGCTGCACTGTCTCTCGATCTTGCCGTACACCAGCGTAAGCTGTCGTACAGCACGAATACAATCCATGCTAGGAACGTCGAGTAGAGAACCATCAGAGTCAAATATCTGACCCAGGAAACCTCGAAGGAATTCGGGGAAACCTCCTCTACAGTGGAATCCACTGAAGAGGCTGGGGTCAACAGAGCCAGAGTCAAGAGCTTGTTCAAAGCCCTTGGCAAACTGGGGAAGAA